ACATTGCGTCCGTTCACACGTAAACTTTTAGCCGCGAATGGCGACTCAGATCGCCATCACATCGTCGGCGAGGTCTCTTGTAAGCACACTAACTTTGGCGACTCTGTAGCGATTACAGGCTTGTCATAAAGCTATAGGTTCCGCCAGGCGTTTAGACTGACGGTTCCTTACTCTGGCCCATCCTCGATTACACAGGTTTTTGCTCTCCTTACTGTGTGGTCCTGGGTGGGCCTTTTGCATTTCTAATATCCAAAGGGGGCCTAAGGCAGCACCCCGATGGACTTCGATAATAAAGCACATAAACCCACTGGCCTCATCGACTCGGCCACAGATTTCATAATGGACGGCGGCGACCTCACACGGAAGCACAGCCAGAACATTTCAAAAGCATTCCTCGACGACCTGAAAGACGCTCGGAACGAAAGTACCTCGAAGCCAGCAGGTGAGTTCCACAGGATTGCTTCTATCCCAACCGTGATTGCTGAGAAGTGGCTGCGCGAGGGCTTCACCCTATGGGAGGCCGATGGTCGTGAGATCGTTAAGCGCCTCAAGAACGAAGACTTAGGATTGCTACTCGCAACCGATAAAAGGATTTAATAGATGAACAAAGGCGAACTACGGTCACACATGCTGGCCCTTTTAAACAGAAGCGACTGCACGGACGCCTTGGCTGATACATTCATTGATCAAGCGATTGCGCGCATCCGACGTACTCTGCGCATCCCGTCGATGGAAGAGCAGCATATCTATACTATCAACTCTGCGTCAGGTGTATCTGAAGTCTACATCCCGTCTAGTTTGATTGAGATGATCGACATTCACTTCGATGGACGTGCCTTGGTCAGACTGCCTAACCATGAGATGGTCGAGGCCCAGAAGACTGGTGCTGTTGGAAACCCAGAGTTCTTCTGCCGTGTGCAGGGTACGTTACAGCTTCATCCAAAGCCGACTTTAGGTTCCCTATACTTGAACTATTATGCTGAGTTTGATGCCTTAGTTGACGACAGTGACACCAATTCACTTACGGTGATTGCTAGTGACCTGATCGTATATACGGCCCTTGGCTATGCGAGTGACTACTTCCTAGATGAACGTGGGCCGCTGTTTGAGCAGAAAGCTGGCACCTTCATTGCTGAGATACAGTCCCAAGCCGACAGCGCAGAGACCTCAGGTACAACACAAGTTATGCGTCCAACACACCGATATGAGGACTAACATATGTCAAAAACTAGCTTCTACAACGGTACAGGCGTTAAGACTGAGCAGGTCGACGCTATACAAAGCAGCGTGGACGCCGCAGCTGTAAGTGCTGCTGACTCCTCTACTTCTGCTACAGCTTCTGCTGCGTCTGCTACGGCTGCCAGTGCGTCTGCAAGCACAGCTTCGAGTGGGGCTGTTCTCGCTGAGCAGGCGAGGGTTGCCACAGATACTTTAAAGAACACAGCTGCTGTCTCCGCAACTACAGCGACAACCAAGGCCTCTGAGTCAGTTGTCTCTGCGTCTACAGCAACCACTAAGGCATCTGAGGCTTCTCCCTCTGCAACTAATGCTGCAACTAGT